GACCATGTGAGTTTGAAGAACGAATGGTAGTCCAGAGCACGAGTGAGTTGACCGTGTGCCCGGATGGTAGATTTTACGTTGTTGGCAGGATTCCACCCAAGGATGTCCTCTTTCAGCCTAACAAGACTGAAATACGGAAAAGTGAGATACACGGTGAGGTGTATGAACCAACAACAGGACCAGCGTGCCTTAGCAAATTCGACCCCCTTTGCAAGGCAATGAATTATGACCCCTTGGAGCGAGGAGTGGAGAAAAATGGTGTTACAGGTAGAGACTTCGATCTTAAAAGGCTGGAAACAGTCCTAGAGTTTACAAAAATCGAACAATCTAGTATTGACCCGAAATATCCACGTGAAATTTTGAGTGAAAAAGAGGCGATAAATGGAATTGAGGGGGAGCGTTATGCTGAAAGAATCAATCTGGATTCATCTCCAGGTTTTCCATTTGTCAAAGTGAAAAAGAGTAATCAACCCGGCAAGTCGGCTTTCATCAACGGGGAAGTCGGCAGTTTACAGGTTGTCCATCCGATGCTGCGAGAGAGATTGGATGAGAGGTTGAAGATGGCGAAGCTTGGGAAGCGGATACCATCAACGTGGTGCGACACGTTAAAGGATGAGAGAAGACCTTTAGAAAAACGACACAAAGCGAGAGTGTTTAACATAGGACCTCTCGACCACACGATTTTGTGCAAGCGTTACTTTGGTAGGTACATAGCTTGGTACATGCGCAACAGAGAACATCATTCTGGAGCGGTAGGCATGAACGTGGATAGTGTGGAGTGGGACCGGATGATCAAGAAATTGCTAAGTTTTAGTGATGTCGGATTTGATGGGGACTATTCCAAGTACGATTCCAAGATGCGTGCACAATTAATCATTGATTATTTCGTTGAGCTAGTTAATGATTGGTACAATTACGGCGAAGAAAACGCCAGGGTCAGACGGGTCCTGATGGAAGAAGTCGCCTTCACGGTACATCGTGTGGGAAACTGTATGTATGTTTCCTTCCAGGGAAACAAGAGTGGATGCGTTGTGACTACGATTTTGAATTGTGTTGTGAATGATTTCTACGGTAAATATGCTTATTTGGAGATAATGCATGAGCGAGCTGAGAGGCTGATTCGTGGCGTTGATGAAGAAGAGTATGAGGGCGAGACCAAATTCGTCCTGGCTGCGGCAAAACTTTCTGCATTTGTGAAATACATATGTATGAAAGTCTACGGAGACGACAACGTGGTAGCGGTGTCGCGGCAAGTGTTGAAGTATTTCAACGCACGAACATTTGGAGAGATAATGGCGAGATACGAGATTGAGTACACCCCGGCGACGAAAGGTGAACGAATGAGTGATTACGACCCAATATTGAGCTTACAGTTCCTGAAGCGCTCCATCCGCTATGATGAGGAGGCATGTATCTACATGGCCCCTATCGACCCGCTCGTGATACAGGAACTAACCAATTGGGTGCGAAAGTGCCCTGATGAGCGTGAGGCTCTCTATGTAAATGTAGAGAATGGAGCGAGATTCGCCTTTCAGGCGGGTAGGGTGGCGTTTGCCACCTATAAGCGAGAAGTGAACAACGGACTGCGGAAACACAATTTGAGATTGTTGAACGAGACCTACGATGACTACGCGCGTGAATATGTTTTAGGTTTTTAAGTTATTTTAAGCTTTCTGCGTGTATGTGTGTGTGCTATTTTCATTTCTAACTTCTTTCCTATTTTCTTCGAATTGACACCACTGATTCTGGGCTCCCAAGAATGTTCTTGAGACTTAATGTGTTTGAATCGCTTCGGTGTACACCGTTTTTGGCGTAACCTCTTAGGAGGGCGACTGGATAGGTGGTGTTAATTCTTTCTTCTGCATAGGGGTCTTAGGGTTCACCCCCTTTGATCTTTATAAAAAAAAAAAAAAAAAAC